TGGCGATAATTGAAGGCACAGCATACTGGGCTTCTCTGACACGACCAAACGAAAAGTTTGAACCTATGTGGAGAATTGATTTAGCAGTTGATTCTAAAGACGCAGAGGATTTTAAGGGTCAAGGAATTTCAGTTGCTGAAACAACAATAGACGAAAAAACAATACCTAATATAATTAGGTTTAAAAGAAAAGTACAAAAAGCAAATGGTGATAAAAATCAACAACCACAATTAGTGGATGCTGATAAAAAACCACTTGATAAAATAGTCGGTAATGGTAGTAGAGTTAAAGTAATGTATAAACCTTACGAATGGAACTTCAAAGGTAAGAAGGGAGTAGGGTTAGACTTACAAGCTGTCCAAGTACTAGACTTAATTGAGTATGTACCAAAAGAAGACTTTAGTGTTGAAGCAGGAAATACTTCTAATGGAAGTGTTGACAACATTAAAGAATTTTAGTATAGTCAGTCAGTCATAAGAAATTATGGCTGTCATTTTTCTACTCCTAGGACTGTCGGCTTGTAGTTGGTCGGCAGTCCTTTTTTATTTGAAAGGAATTTATGAGGGTGCAAATGAACGAACAAAGTAAAAATGGATTTGTAAAGTATCACTTACCTTGTCCATTATGTAGTAGTAGTGATGCAGTTTCTGTTAATGCTGACAATTCAGCTTATTGTTTTTCATGTCAAGAGTATATGAAAGATTACAATATGGAACAAGAACCTACAACAGTTAACAGAGAACATGAGAAAAAAGATTTCGTAGGACAATCAGACTTTGCAGAAATAGTAGATAGAAATATCAAAGCAGATACTTGTAAGAAGTATGGAGTGACTGTTAAGATTGATAGTATGGGTAATATAACTAATCATTATTATCCTTATCATGATAAGCAGGGTGCTAAGATAGGAACTAAAACTAGGTTTACTAAGTTAAAAGAATTTAGTATTCAAGGTAATACAAAATTTTCTGGATTGTTTGGTGAACATTTATTTACAAAAAATAAATATGTAATTATAACTGAAGGAGAACTGGATGCTCTATCAGCTTATCAAATGTTTAAGACAGATAAGTATGAGACACCAGTAGTTAGTATTAAGAATGGTATTACTTCTGCAGTTAAAGATGTTAAGAATAGTTTAGATTGGTTAGAACAATTTGATAATGTAATTGTAAACTTTGACAATGATGAACAAGGAAAAGAAGGAGCATTAAAAGTAGCTGAATTATTTAGCCCAGGAAAATGTAAGATAATGCATTTACCTAATGACTTCAAAGATGCTTCTGATTGTTTAAGTAAAAATAAAATACAAGCATATGTAAAATCTTTTTGGGATGCAAAAGTATTTGCACCAGATGGAATTATAAATGCCAATAGTTTGTTTGATGAGATAACAAAACCTACTATTAAATCATTTGTTCAATATCCATTTGAAGAATTAAATAAAATAACTTATGGTATCAGACCATCAGAGTTAGTCACCTTTACTGCAGGTAGTGGTTTAGGTAAGACTCAAGTAATGAGAGAGATAGTACATCATATTATTAAATCAACAGAAGATAATATTGGATTGTTAATGTTAGAAGAAACACCAGTAATAACTTCAAAAGGTTTAATGAGTATTGAAGCTAATCAAAGATTACATTTACCTGATGTACATTTAAGTAAAGAAGAAATGAAAACTTACTTTGATAAAACAGTAGGTACTGGTAGAGTATTTATGTTTGACCATTTTGGTTCTAACTCTATTGATAATATAGTATCAAGGGTTAGATTTTTAGCAAAAGGTTTAGACTGTAAATACATTGTCATAGACCATGTTAGTATTATTGTATCAGACCAAAGTCATGGTGATGAGAGAAGAGCATTAGATGAAATCATGACTAGACTTAGAACTTTAGTACAAGAGACTGGTGTTGCTATGATGGTTGTATCTCATTTGAGAAGACCAGATGGCAAAGGACATGAAGAAGGTGCAGCAACATCACTATCACAGTTAAGAGGTTCAGCAAGTATAGGACAGCT